AGATACAGGCGCATCTTTGGTTAAATAAACGGCAGCAGCATAATCTTGACTATCGCTATGCCACACTAGAGGATCGTCTTTGCTTGTCTTTTGGAAAATTCCGTTCATGGGTTGATTTACCCAATCTGTAATTTCAACATTTAAAAGCCTTTGGAATTCTTCTCGTACATATGGAAATAAAAACCGTTCATTTGTTCTTACGCCCTTGTAGTGCTTTCCTTGTGCGAAAAATTGTTGACTCTCCGCTAGAGATACTATCTCGTCTGGATTTTTATAGAAGTCATCTACTACTAAGAGGTGGGGTGATCTTTGGTTGAAGGTTTCTTGCATTTCTTGTATCCTTTTTCTTCTCTGATGTTTCTAACGCTATCTCTTGACACAGGAAGGCCAATAAGGGAAGATAGAGCTATTGCTAATTGTGCATCGGTCATTCGATTGTTATTTTCTCTTATGAATTTTAACATCGATTCGGTCCAATTTACTCTGCCCATTTTATTCCTACTGGATATTTTTTATGGAACATGATAATATCATAACTGTTTTAAATACGAAAGCGCAAGAAAATCTTGCCGAAAAAGTAAAAGCAGAAGTGCTAGAGGGTGATCCCCCAAATGCCGAAGAAGCCATCAGAGAAAACACTAAAGCTGAAGAATAGTACATATAAAGAAAATGAGATCATAGAAATCATAGACAGAATAGTTGCTGTTCTTGGTTCTGGATTTTCTTTTGGTTATTACGATATGGATGATTTAAGACAAGAGGCTAGGATATTCGGATTTGAAGCAATGAAAAGATATGATGTTGATCGCCCCTTAGAAAACTTTCTTTACTCGCATATTAAAAATAGATTGATAAATTTTAAAAGAGATAAATTCCACAGATCTGATGCTCCCTGTAAGAGTTGTCATGAGCATGGGCATCATGAGGGAGAAGTGGAGATGTGTAAAAAATACAAGGCATGGAAGAAAAGGAATTCTTCAAAACAAAATCTTATGCGCCCCTATGATATCTCTTGCGTAAGTGAGAAAAGCATAGAAACAGATTTGAACATTGCCGAATCAGTTGCTATAAAAGAAATGTTTGAAATTATAGACCAGAGATTACCTGTAGATCTACGACAGTCTTACCTTCAAATGAGAGAAGGTATCTCTATAACTAAGGCCAAGAAATTGCAGCTAGAAATTTACATCAAAGACATTCTATCAGAGTGGCGACAAAATGGCTAGAAACTCCCATGTTACGGCAGATGATAAAGAGCGAATAATAAATCTCTCCAAAACTATGGATGTTCCAGAGATATGCAACATAGTTAAAAAAAGCGATGCCCAAGTGCGTAGGGTTATAAGCCAGCATTCTCTAATGATTAACGCTAAGAGAAAAATAGAAACGCTGAGTGAGAAAGAGCAGGAAATCGCTAGAGATATTAAAAAGACAAAAACTTGGCAGCAACTTACAGAAGAGCTTTCGCCTAGTGAATTACTTTATTACGAAGAAAAATATGCTCAGTACATGGCCCAGTTCAAAGACGATGTTTTAGTTACAGAGCAGACTCAGATATCGCTGTTGATTAAGTTTGAGATAATGATGCATAGAAACGCTAAGGCTAAGTACACGGCTTCGCAAGACATAGCGAGACTTGTAACTATGCAGAATGATTTCCTTGCTGGATTTCCAGACAGGTCAGCGATGAGTGAGGGAGATAGAGATCACATCTTATCTGTAGAGACACAAATACAATCTGCCAAACAAGCAGAGCAATCACGCTCTAGCGAATTTATAAAGCTAGAAGAAAAGCACCAAGCTCTGTTAAAAGATTTAAAAGCGACTAGGGAGCAGAGAGTAACTAGAATTGAATCTTCAAAGAATAGTTTTCTCTCTATTATAAGACATTTACAAGATGAAGAAAATAAAGAACTTATGGGAAGACATATGGAGATTATGAAAAACATTTCTGTAAAAGAAATGGACAGACTTTCTTCTCCGCATGTTTATGAGGATGGTATTTCTGATTTGCCTATTTTAAATGCTGAAAACATAGAAAAACAGGAGGAAAACAAATGAAAGCAGTGATATTTGGCGTTACAGGACAAGACGGTTCTTATTTATCAGAACATCTAATACAAAATAATATTAGCGTAGTGGGTGTTTCTAGAAGAACATCTTCTGAGAATACATCTAGGTTAGTTAACTGTGTCGATTCAAACATGTTCAAGTTGGAATGCGGAGATGTAACCGATTATCATTCCGTAGAAAGCATTCTCGAAAAAGAGCGCCCCGATTATATTTTCAATCTAGCTGCTCAGTCACATGTACGCATTTCTTTTGATCAACCTAGATTAACATTCGACACTGTTGCTGTTGGTTGTTTTAATGTATTACAAGCTTTCAAAAAAGTGATTCCCGAAGCTAGATTTTACCAAGCTAGTTCTTCCGAACAGTTCGGCAACTCTTGCGAAACAGACGGAACGCAAAAAGAGACAACTCCGTTTGTTCCAGAAAGCCCCTATGCTGTTGCTAAAACGGCTGCTCACAATTTTGTTTCTTGCTATAGAAATTCATACAAGCTACATGCTAGTTGTGGAATATTATTTAATCATGAAAGTCCACGCAGAGGACATAATTTCGTAACTAAGAAAATCAGTTTATGGACCGCTAAATTTATGCACTGCTATGAAAACAATTTGCCACTACCAAGAATCTCTCTCGGCAATTTAAGCGCTCGTAGAGATTGGGGCCATGCCATTGATTATGTAAACGCAATGAAATTAATAGTAGAACAACAAACTCCCGATGACTATGTGGTATCTACCGGATCAACATATTCAGTTGGTGATTTCCTAGAAGAAGCTTGTTCTGTTGCTGGAATAGATAACTACCAACAGTATGTCGATATAGATACAAACTTGTTTAGACCTTCCGAAGTAAAATATCTTCGTGGCAATGCCGTAAAGATAGCTGAAAAGATAGGTTGGGTTCCTCTTATATCATTCAAGGGCTTAGTTAAAGACATGGTTATGTCTGACTATAAAGAATATGATAAATAAAAAATATAAGGTTCTTAAAGATACTAGAGAGCAACTTGGTTGGGAGTTTAAGCCAAGTGTAACATGCGATGGCATGACAATCGCAACATTGAAAACCGGAGATTACTCGATAGAGGGTTTTGAAGAAAAATTTGTAATAGAACGGAAGGGTGACCTTAGCGAGTTCTCTGCAAACATAACGCAAAAAAGATTTCACGAAGAATTAAAAAGATTGGAAAGTTTTGAATTGCCGTTTGTGATTTTAGAATTCTCAATGGAAGACATTTATAAATTCCCGCACTCAACTAATATTCCAATAAGTAAGTATAAGTATATAAAGATAACGCCCCAGTTTATTATTAAGTCTTTGTTAGACATAGAAGTTAAATACAAGACAAAGATAATAATCGCTGGAAAACACGGAAGAGAAGTAGCTTCCAGTTTATTTAAAAGGGTATGTGAACATTATGGACAAACTGAGCAAGATACTTGATAGAGCTTGGATGCTTTCAGACAAGGAAATGCAAGGCATAACTCCCGGCTATAATATAGCTGATATAGAATCCCTTCTTGATCTTTCTGTTTCTGATATCCATCCTTTTAAAATTATGACTAGGGAAGACAAAGAGAATCCCCATGTCCATCTTTTAAGGATTATGCGTAATCCAGATTACTTTCCTTTTACATGTAAGTTGTTGTTTGATATAGAGATAATGCCATTTCAGCATTTGATACTTAAAGAATTATGGACAAGGCCATTCCCCATGATTGTTGCTGGTCGTGGTAGCGGTAAGTCTTTTATATTGGGTCTGTACGCAATGCTCAGACTCTTGTTTACACAGGGATGCAAGATTGCAATTGTTGGCGCAGCTTTTAGACAGGCGAAAGTTATATTTGAGTACATGGAAAATCTTTGGGTGACAGGAAGTATATATAGAGATCTTTGTGGTACTCATCGGGGTAAGAACAATAGAGAACAAGGCCCTAGCCGTTCAGTAGATAGATTTGATATGGTTGTTGGAGAGAGCGTTGGCTTTGCACTTCCTCTAGGTAATGGCGATAAGATCCGTGGACAAAGAGCTAACTATACAATAGCAGATGAGTTTGCTTCTATCAGAGAAGACATTTACCAAAATGTTGTTAGGGGTTTCTCTTCAGTGTCTGCTTCTCCTGCACAAAATGTAAAGGATCACGCAAGAATAAGATTGATGAAAAGCCTTGGTTTGTGGACAGAAGATAATGATAAAGAAGAAAGTAGAGTACTTAGAGCTAACCAAAATATTATTTCTGGAACAGCTTACTACTCGTTTAATCACTTCTATAGGAACTGGGTATCTTTCAAGAGCATTATTCAGAGTGGCGGAGATGTAAAGAAACTAGAGGAATTTTTTCAAGGACCTATACCAGACGGTTTTAACTGGCGAGATTATTCAATCGTTAGACTGCCAGTAGAGCTTTTACCTCTAGGGTTTATGGACCAAAAACAAATATCCTCAGCCAAAGCAACTAGCACTAAAGCCAACTACATGATAGAGTACGGAGCTTCTTTTGCAACTGACTCAGAGGGGTTTTTCAAGAGAAGCCTTGTAGAGTCATGTGTTGTAGGGAAAGTGGGAACTACACTTGGCGATGTGAGCTTTTCTGCTTCTTTATCTGGTGAGCCAGACATAGAACATGTGATGGCGATAGATCCGGCATCTGAAAGAGATAACTTTTCCGTTATTATTTTGGCTTTACATCAAAATACAAGGCGAATTGTATATTGTTGGACTACTAACAGAGCATCACATAGGGAGAAAGTAAAGAGAGGGATTACTAAAGATTTGAACTTCTACTCCTATTGCGCTAGAAAAATCAGAGACTTATCGAAGCTATTCCCATGTAAATCTATTGTTATCGATAGTCAGGGCGGTGGTATTTCTATCGAAGAGTCCTTGCACGATGAATCTAAGTTGAATTCAGGAGAAGTTCCTTTCTGGAGAACTATAGATCCTGATCCTAAGAAACGAAAAGATTCTGACGATAAACCAGGAGCGCATAATCTGGTAATGATTAATTTTGCAGATGGTAAGTGGGTTATAGAAGCTAATCATGGACTTAGAAAAGATATGGAAGATAAAGTACTGCTATTCCCCTTCTTTGATAGCGTTTCCGTAGGTCTAGCCTTTGAAGATGATAGAGAAAAGGGCCGTATCATTTACGATCCTTCTGCTGGAAAAGACATTCAGCTATATGACACTCTAGAAGATTGCGTTATGGAAATAGAAGAACTAAAGGATGAATTATCTAGCATTGTTCATACACTAACTAACGGTGGCAGAGACAGGTGGGATACTCCAGACTTCAGGGGTGGAATTAAAAATTCAGCCGAAAGGGTTAGAAAAGACAGGTACTCATCTTTATTAATGGCGAATATGATATCTAGACAGATACAGCGAACTGAGGTACAAGAAGAGTATAGATCTGTTGGCGGATTTTCTAATTCTTTAATGAGAAAAAGTACTGGAAGACCCCTATATTCTGCTCCAGAATGGTTTTCTCAAGGAATTAAAAACAGAGAAAGCTATGGAGAAGTTGTTAAAAGAGATTCGGTGTAATTGAATTACAGTCCAATTGCAATCTAATATAAGAGTCAAACATGGCAGAAAAAAAAGATTTATTTGTAACTTGGGATGAAAAAGACATTGCCTCTAAGGAAAAAGCTATTTCCAAAAGCAATGGTTCTGGAAAATCTTTTATCAAATCTGTTGGTGCTAGCAGCTATAAAAATATAGAATCTCCAAGTATATCTGTGCGAGATGGTTTTGATCGTAGGGATTATGATTTCTTTAGACCTAGCGAACAAATACCTGTTCGTGATAAAGAAGTTATGATTGCTTGTATGCAAGCCTATGAAAGAATAGGGATAGTTAGAAACACTGTGGATATGATGAGTGAGTTTGCTTGTCAGGGTATAGACTTAGTTCATCCTAATGAAAAAATACAAAAGTTTTATAAAGAATGGTTTAAGAAAATCCGTGGTAAAGATCGCACAGAAAGAATACTAAATCTTCTGTATCGATGCGGAAATGTTATTATTAAAAGAAATTCTGCTATTTTAAATAGAGAAGAAGCAAGAAAAATAGAAAAAGGTTTTGCTGCTCAAGTTAAAAAAGATTTTATAAAACCGCCCAAACCCCTTGAAGTTCCTTGGGAATACACAATATATAATCCTACAACTATAGAAGTTTACGGAGAAGAAATCGCTCCATTTATAGGAATAAAAGCTTTTAGGTTTGGTGTTCGTCTTACTGAAGAATTTTCTAAAAAATTAAAAAGTCCAAAATCAGAAATTGAAAAGGGAATAATTAAAGCTCTTCCTTCTCAATTAGACGAATACGCTGTTCGTGGCGGATTTTTGGTTCCTTTAAAACAAGACGAGACAATAGCTCTTTATTACAAGCGTGATGATTGGCAAGTTTGGGCAAAGCCAATGCTATACCCTCTTTTAAAAGACTTGCAGATGTTAGAAAAGATGAAGCTCGCAGACTTAGCAGCTTTGGATGGAGCCATAAGCCATATCAGAGTTTGGAGATTGGGATCTCTTGAACATAGAATATTACCTACAGAAGAAGCCATTAATAGATTAGCAGACATGTTAATAAATAATGTTGGTGGTGGTAGCATGGATTTAATTTGGGGTCCTGAAATTGATCTTCTTGAAACAAAAACAGACTTGGTGAGTTTCTTAGGTGAAGAAAAATACAAGCCTATATTAAATTCTATCTATGCTGGACTAGGTATACCTCCATCCTTAACTGGTCTTCCTACTAGTGGTGGAGTTTCAAATAATTATATAAGCTTAAGAACTTTAATAGAAAGACTTAGGTATGGTCGTGATGTAATTACAGATTTTTGGGAAAAAGAAGTCAAGCTTGTTCAAATGGCTATGGGCTTTAAATTTCCTGCACAAGTTGTATTTGATAATCAAACATTGTCTGATGAAGCAGCGGAAAAAAGACTTCTTATTGAATTAGCAGATAGAGATCTTATAAGTCAAGAAGCTATACAGGAAAGATTTAATCTTATTCCTGAAATAGAAACTGTTCGCTTAAGAAGAGAAAGAGCATCTAGAAAAGAAGAAACTCTTCCCCCAAAAGCATCTCCTTTTCATTCTCCACAACAAAAAGAAGCGGTGGAAAAAATCTTTGCTCAAACTGGAATTTTATCTCCTGATTATTTTGGAATAAAAGACCCTAATCCTATGCCTGTTATAAAAACCAATCCTGCAAAAATAAAAAATGATGCGCCTAAAGGCGAGTCTGGACAAGGTAGACCACCAGGAAAGATGGACTCTTTACCTAGAAGGAAAAAAGAATCAAAACCTACGGTGGCTACTGATTTTGTAGATAGACTAAATTGGGCAGAACAAACTCAAAAAACTATCTCTGAAATTCTACAGCCAGCTTACTTAAAGAGTATTAATAAAAAATCTTTAAGAGATTTATCAGTAGCGCAAACAAATGACTTTGAACAAATTAAATTTTCTATCTTATGCAAAACAGAACCAGATCAAAAGATAACAAAAACTTTTATCTACAACTCGTTAAAAGAAAGACTGGGCGTACCTATTGAAGTAGAAGACTTCTTCAAAACATGTATAGCTAAGTATGTAGAAAAAACTGGTTCTTTACCAACATCAGAAATAACAAGAAAGATACAAGCATCAGTATATGCAATGCACACAGTTGGGTTACAAAAAACCGATAATATTGATAACCCTACATCGCAGATATCATGAACTAATAGATAATGTTCAACATATTTATAGGTGTAGGATATTCTTTAAAACCGCCCCTATTATTTATGTAATATGGGCAGATCCAGAAATTTCAAAAAAATGGATATTAGACGAGCTTAAAAAAAAGAATTTAATACACGACATTATTTATAGAAGTACGGTAGACAAACAGGGTAATACTAGTTTTTATGAATCTATAAATATAAACATGGCTCTTCCTATTATATTTAAAAAACATGGAAATAATTGTTTTGTTATGGTACATGCCACAGACACTAAAGTTAGTCCTGTTGTATATAACACATTTGAAAAACAAATAAATCTCGGTTATTGGTGTTCTGTTTATTCTTGGAGCAGGGGAACAATAGAGGCTTGGAAGACTGCTGTCTTTGCAATAACTAACAAAAAACAAATATGGCCTCCCTTACTAGAAAATACATGTCCTGATATTTTAGAATCTGCTTGGGTTAAGATTATTAAACCCGAAGATAAGAAAATGGTAAAAGTTAATAGCTATTCAGACAGTATTTTATTTGAGTCTAACTGTACAACTGAAACATCTAGACGGTTTCAAGATAAGCCACAATTTCATCAGACCATGTTCTTTATGTCTATTACTGGCTATATACCGCTGTATAAAAGAATACTTAATTGGTTTGGTGTATTTTTTAAAAGGGGTGAACTATGATAGATCCTTATGAAATAGAAATAGAAGATGGCATTTCTGAGTCTGTAAAGGCCAGTAATTCTATAGCTTTTGAAATGGTAGCTTTAGAATCATTTGCTGAAGAACAGAAATTCACAAAGAATAAAGACAATAAAACTATTGCAGAAATAGCAATTGCAGAAAATAAAAACCAAGAAGATCTTTATTATTTAAAGTCTGTTCTAGTTAGTACAGGCTGGAATAAAAATGACGATGTTTTTAATCCAGAAGAAATGTGGATTGCTAGGAATACTCCTGAAGATAAACCTTTCAATTTAGAACATAATCAAGACATTATAATTGGTCATATCACAGGCTGTTATCCAGCTAACGAAGATGGCTCACCTATTCAATCAGATACGCCTCCAGAAAATTACAATATTATCACTTCCGCTGTTATTTATAAAGAGTGGGAAAACCAAGAAAAAAAAGCTCAAATAGAAAATATTTGCAGCGAAATACCTAATGGTTCTTGGTTTGTTTCTATGGAAGCTTTATTCAGCAATTTTGATTACGCAATTAATGATAAAACTAAAACTAGAATAGTTGCTAGAAATAATCAAACTGCTTTTCTAACTAAATACTTGAAAGCTTATGGCGGATCTGGTATTTATGGTGATCAGAAAATAGGAAGAGTTTTAAGAAATATAATTTTTTCTGGAAAAGGTTTAGTAAGAAAACCAGCAAATCCTGACAGTGTTATATTTCAAACAGAAGCTCAAATAAAAGATTTGGGGTATAAAAGTCTTGAGACTCCAGAAGTTAAGGAGATTATTCTTATGGCAGAATCAATTGTAGAAAAGTCCGAAGCGACAGAGGTTGTTAGTGATGTTTCTTTAGTTGTTGAAAATACGACTAAGTTAGAAGCAGAACTTAATGATGCTGTAACTAAGGCTAGTCTTATGCAACAGGAACTTGTAAAAGCTACTGAAGAATTGCAAAAGATGAAGAACGAAAAGAAGCAAAGCGATAGGCTTTCTTTGGTTTCCGAAAAGCTTGGAATGTCCAAGGTTGAAGCTGAAGAAGTCACATCACTTCTTGAAAAACTTGAAGATTCGTCATTCGCTGGCATCATTGCCAAACAGAGTGATTATCTTTCTAAAAAAATGTCTGAATACGAAGCTAATGCTAAGAAAATGGCACAAGATCAAATGTCGCAGAAAAATGATCCTGAAGAACAAAACGAAACAACGGTTTGTTCTAAGTGCGGTCAAAGCATGGGCAAAAAAGCAATGGCAGAAGAAGACACTGCTGAAAACATTGCGACAGAAGAAACATTGGAAAGTGCAGAAGTTAAAGAAGGTGCAGATTTGAATTTCTCAGATGTTAAATCTGATCCAGTTCAAGCTGTTGCTTCACAAATAGCTTCTTATCTTGGTGTTGAACTTGGTAATCTTAAAAATAACGAAGAATAGGAGAAGTAATCTTATGGCTCTTAAACCAGACCGAAATATTGTTGTTACCGATATTAGCAATATTTGTACTACTACCATTGAAAAAGGTGAAGTTTTAGTTTTCGGAGTTTCAGGCTCCGGTGCTTTACTTAATGATGTAGCAAGTGTTACTAGGGCAAGTAATCCATCTGGACTTATTCCAGCTGGCGTATCTTTAGCTAACATGGTTAGCATCGATATTACTCGTCAACATAGGAATTTCCACAAAGACGAACAACTTATTGGTGAAAAACTTCCCCTTTTAACTAAGGGTTGGGTTGTAACCGATAAAATTGCTAGTGGTGCAACTCCTTCTGTTGGCGAAACAGCTTATCTTACTGCAAATGGAGAATTAACAGATGCTCAGACTTCTGGTACTCCAAAAGTGGGTCAGTTCCTTGGATCAAAGGATTCTGACGGTTATGTAAAAGTATTCATCGATCTTCCAATCGTATAACAACAGGAGATAATTATATTATGAAAACACCAACTCCAGAAATGGTAAAACTTGCCGAACATGCTGGCAGCAACAATTATGAAGTTGCCGTAGCTGCTCAAAAAGAACTCGCTAAAGCTCTTACCCTTCCTTTGCGACAGGGTATTTTGAAAGGCGATATTCTTGGTAGCGTATTTGAACAAGTTTTGTTCCAACCTGGCACCTCCATTGAATTCCCATTGGATTTCTTGGCTCCTGGTTCGGAAAAAGACTTTATCGCTTATACGATTCCTTCACAGGGTCGTATTCCAGAACGCCATGTTGAAGGCGATTACTTGACCGTTCAGACTTATGAAGTTGGTGCTTCCATCGACTTCTCCCTTAAGTATCTTCGTGATGCTCGTTGGGATATCGTAGGTCGTGCAATGCAAGTTCTCGAAGCTTCTTTCACCCGAAAGAATAACAACGATGGCTGGCATGTTATCCTTGCTGCTGGCAAGGGTAGAAACCTTCTCGTAACTGACTCTGTTGCAAGTGCTGGATACTTGAGCAAGAGGCTTGTTGCCTTGATGAAGACTGTTATGCGCCGAAGTGCTGGCGGTAATAGTACCTCTATCAATCGTGGTAAGCTTACCGACCTTTATGTATCTCCAGAAGCAATGGAAGATATTCGTAGTTGGGATCTTGGGGAAGTCGATGATTTCACAAGGCGTGAAATTTTCGTTTCGCCAGATAACAGCCTCTCACAAATCTTTGGCGTAAACCTTCATGAAATTGATGAACTTGGTGTTGACCAAGAATATCAACTTTATTACTCAGGTACGCTTTCTGGTTCTTTGAGTGGTAAAAATGAACTTGTCGTAGGTCTTGATCTTGAAAAGCGAGACAGCTTTGTTATGCCTGTTCGCCAACAGATCGAAATCTTCGAAGATCCTACATTCCATCGTCAACGCAGGATGGGCATGTACGGTTTCGGCGAACATGGTTTCGCTGTTCTTGATAACCGCCGTGTTCTTTTAGGCGCTATCTAAAAGAATTTTTGGTTAAAAAAGAAGAAGGCAGGGTTAAAAACCTTGCCTTTTTTTATTGTATATGGTTATATTTTATATATAATACATTTAATACAGGAGGAACTATTATGGAATTGTGCAACCCAAAATCTATAAAATTACAAATCGGAACAAAACCATTAAGTAATTTATTGGTTTTTCAGAATTCAAAGCATAAAAACAACATATCGCAAACTGATTACGGTTTAAATTCAATATTTTTGAACGGCTCTAATCCTATTAGTTTGTTTGGATCTTTTTTAAAAGAGGCTAGCAAGTTAGATTCGTATGAATACTTTTTGCTTTTAGATAATCCAGTAAATTTATCCAAGCACTTTTGTCATAATTTATCGACATGGAAACCCTTGATAAGATATCAAATTGATTTTTCTATATTAAGACCTAACCTTGGCCCTTTATTTGTGCAGAGAAGTAATGAATATGCTATTACTAGTTTTGTCGATGATTATATCGGGGGTCCTTTTCTGTTTTCTTCTAGATATATAAAAACTTTATACAGCAAATTTGACCCCACTGTTAAACTTCAAGACTTTATAAATAGCCATTTGCAAACATATAACATGGTTTGTTTTTGGCCTAAAAATAGATTTTTGTTTGATGATAAAAAAGAAGAATTTGACGAGTTTGAAATTCCATTAGTTTTACCTGATGGCTTGCCAGACTGTTCTTATACAGTAGATTACTTTCAACTTTATAATATAACATTTAAAAAGAATGCCGTTTATTTGGGTTCATCAGCAGCCGAATTAATAGTTCTTGCTCAATCTTGCTGTGAATTAAGTTGTTTTATACCTAATTCCAAAATTCATTTTATAACAATGAAAATATGGTTAGAAAGATTTGGTCTTCTTGATCGTGTTAAATTTATTCACCCTGATGATTTTAAACCAAGCAGTGAAGATACTACAATGATTTATTCTTCGTATGAAGACATAAACGATTTTGTAAAAATTAATTATATACCATATTTTCCTTCTAGTATTTTTATCGGGCAAAGTCAATCGGCATCTGTTGCAGAACAAATGGGAATAAAATTAGTAGAGCATTCTATGAACATAAGGGTAAAAGCATGAAAAGAAATGATACTGCCATAATAATGTATTACTGGAATCATTTTAAAAGAAAATCTATACTTAAAAATTTCTATATTTGTTATAACAATCTTCAAAAATATAATTGCGACATAATACCTATAGAGATATCTACAAATGATTATTTTGATTTAGAAATACAGAACACTATTAAATTTAAGAACGATCAACTTCTTTGGCAAAAAGAAAGGATTATAAATTTAGTAGCAAAAAAAATACAACCAGCATATGAGTATATAGCTTTTGTAGACGGAGATATTCTTTTAAGTGAAGATCAATGGATAGAGCAAGCTAAAGAAAAGTTAAATGCTAAAGATAATCTCATGGTTCAATTGTTTTCAGATGTGTATTACCTTCCTAGAGGCCACTATAGAAATCATGGTTATTATTCATTTAGTACTCCTAGTGTAGCTTCTCAAATAGTTAACTCTGGAGGTATACCTGAATATGTAAAGACATTAAATTCTGATGATTATATATATGGAAATCCTGGAATGGGATGGATTACAAAAACAAAAACCCTTGTTGATAATCCTTTATATGATAAGTGTGTTATTGGGGGCGGAGATACGATAAATCTTATTTATAATTTAGGAATTGAAAATAAAAAGGATTCATCTATAGGCAGGGCGATGGCCAATGATATAGATTGTTTTTTAACTGATAAAACTTTTACTAAAAATACAAATGTAGAGTTTGATTTTATAGATCAACCTATTTTTCATTTGAATCATGGTAATAGAGTTAACAGAAAATATGTTGAAAGACAGAGTATATTGTCTGAGTGTAATTTTTCACCTTCCCAAGATCTATATATAGACCAAGGTATTTATAGATACAAAGGAAATAACCTATCGTTTTTAAAAAAAATAGAGACATATTTTAAAGAGAGAAACGAGGATTTAGAATGAACGAGACTTTTATAATTATAGGAACTTACAGATCTGGAACTAGCGTTATTGCAAAAATAATGTCTTGTTTGGGAATTGATATGGGGGAAAGAAAAGATTTTGTAGATAATATAGAATGGTATCCTACTAAAAGTTATACTGACAAATATTCACATCATATATCTTCAAATTCAAATACTTATTGGGATTTAAAAAACAAAGATGCTGATTTTCAAAAAATTGGTATAAGATCTTTCGAACATATTAAAAAGAATGTATGGCCTAAATTTATAGCCGAAAACAAAAATCAAGTTAGCTTGATATGGACTAATAGAGACATTGAAAAAGCAAAAGAAGAATACTCATCTTTGATGAAAGGCCATAGCGTTGTAGATGCAATAGACAAGCAATTTGAAATTTGTCAAAATATTTTTAATAATTTTAACGGTAAAAAAACTATGGTTTCTTATAAAGATTTAATGCAAGACACAAAAAATGTAGCTGGTCGTATATCTGATTTTTGTGGTGTATTATATAAGGAAGAGTGTTGCCTTGATATCAATCCAAAATACTTGGAATAAAAATGCATTTCAGCAAAAAACCATCGAGAATACAAGATCAAGATGATTTTTCAGGAATTCCAAGTTCTGGAAATGTAATTAAATTTGACGGAATTAATTTTTTCCCTTCTACGGACATTGGCAATCAAGGTTTTCAGGGAAACCAAGGAAATCAGGGATTTCAAGGAGATCAAGGAAATCAGGGATTTCAAGGCGATCAAGGATATCAGGGTTTTCAAGGTTTTCAAGGAAGACAAGGTAGTCAGGGATTTCAGGGATTTCAAGGCAATCAAGGTTTTCAAGGAATACAGGGCGGTCAAGGATTACAAGGAAATCAAGGTCTTCAAGGTAATCAGGGTAGCCAAGGATTTCAAGGAAATCAAGGAGAACAAGGTTTTCAAGGAAATCAAGGAGAACAAGGTTTTCAAGGTGATCAAGGAGAACAAGGTTATCAAGGAGAAATAGGCGCTGGAATAATTATAAGGGGATCTTCAACTTGGGAAAATGTTTTTAATCTTCAAACATCTACAGCTTTGATTGGTGATTTATGGACTCTTACAAATGTAAACATAGGTACTGCTTCTGAAGAATGTCCTAATCCATTCTTGGGTACTGCTTCCGCTGGAGATGGAGTTGTGTATACAGGTATAAGTCCTGTATTTTGGAAAAACATAGGCCAAGTTATAGGACATCAAGGTTCGCAAGGTAATCAAGGTTTTCAGGGAGATCAGGGAGATCAAGGAAATCAAGGCGACCAAGGTAATCAAGGATCTATTGGTGATGGGTTTACTTTTCGTGGGGCTTATAGCTCTGGCGCACAATACTATGTAAATCATGTAGTTACATACGATGGTTCGTCTTGGATTTGCATTCAAACTATTGACGGAGTAACCCCTGCTGAAAATAGTTGGTGGACAACTTTTGCTGAAAAAGGAACAACTGGATCACAAGGATTTCAAGGATTTCAAGGAAGACAAGGATTACAAGGAAGACAAGGATCTCAAGGAAATCAGGGCATTCAAGGAATGATTGGTATTCAAGGACATCAAGGACAAATGGGCGAACAAGGTTCGCAAGGTGATCAAGGATTCCAAGGATTTCAAGGCGATCAAGGCGAACAGGGTTTTCAAGGAAATCAAGGAGAACAAGGATTCCAAGGTGAACAGGGTAACCAAGGAGAACAAGGATTCAAAGGCGACCAAGGATCACAAGGAAGTCAAGGAGAACAAGGTTCCCAAGGTGATCAAGGATCGCAAGGCAATCAGGGTGACCAAGGAAATCAAGGCACAACACCTTTAATTTGCACTACGCAAAACACAGGCGAATATTATTTTCAAACAGTAGGTGAA